AACATGCTGTCATATTAAAGAAACGTCAGATTGCATCCAGTTACTACCATGGTGCTAAAATGATTAACTACTTTTGGTTTGAAGAAGGATCTATCAGTAAAATGGCAGGTTCACTTAAAGACTATATTAGTGAAAAAGGTACATGGCGTTTTCTTGAAGAATACCGAAACTTTCTTAACACATATACTGCATGGTATAGACCATGTACGCCAGATAAAGTTCTTAACTGGGAACAAAAAATCGAAATCAATCAAGGTGGTAAAAAACGTGATATTGGACTAAAGTCTGTTATTTTTGGATTAGTACTTGATAAAGATCCTACTAATGGAGTAGGAGGACCATGTACATTGTTTTATCATGAGGAAGCAGGTATTGCTCCAAAGATGAATACAACTATGGAATACTTGCTTCCAGCAATGAAATCAGGTATGGTATACACCGGTCAGTTTATTGCTGCTGGATCTGTAGGAGATCTTGCTCAATGTGAACCATTGCGTGAGATGTTATTAAATCCTGATAGTAAAGACATACTTGCTGTTGAAACAAATCTGTTAAACGATAAAGGTGAAATTGCACAATGTGGATTGTTTATTCCTGAACAATGGTCAATGCTTCCTTGCATTGATGAATATGGTAACTCACAAGTAGAGAAAGCATTAGAAATGATTATTGAAGAAAGATTAGACTGGAAAAAGAAATTAAAACCAGATGACTATCAACTTCGTATTTCTCAGAAACCTATTAACATTGAAGAAGCATTTGCACATAGAACTAAATCAGTATTTCCATTACATTTAGTTACACAACAAATAAGAAGGATTGAAGAAGGAGAATACTACAAAGAGTTTTTAGAATTATCACGTGATGAAACAGGTAAAGTAACTGCAAAAGAATCCAGAAAAATTCCAATATCAGAATTTCCACTGTCTCCAAAAACACAAGATAAAGAAGGAGTATTAGTTGTATGGGAAAGACCAATTAAAGATCCAGGTTTTGGGATATATTACGCATCTGTCGATCCAGTTGCAGAAGGTAAAACAAATACATCTGATTCCCTGTGTTCTATTTACATATACAAAACTTCACAAGAAATAACTACACATAAAGCAGATGGAACAATTGAATCTACAATTGAACGAGACAGAATTGTTGCAGCATGGTGTGGAAGATTTGATGACTTAAATAAAACGCACGAGAGACTCGAACTCGTTATAGAATGGTATAATGCTTGGACAATCTGTGAAAACAACGTCAGCGCCTTTATTCAACACATGATAGCACGTAGAAAGCAAAAGTACTTGGTTCCAAAAACACAAATCATGTTCTTAAAAGAAATACAGGCAAACATGAATGTGTTTCAAGAGTATGGTTGGAAAAACGTAGGAACAATGTTTAAAGTAAATATTATTCCGTATGGTAAACAATTTCTTGAAGAAGAGTTGGATCATGAAACAAAAACAGATGGTACAATTGTAAAAACTACATACGGTGTTGAAAGAATACCTGATATTATGTTACTTAAAGAAATGGCTGCATATCGTGATGGATTAAACGTCGATAGAATTGTAGCATTTTGTGCACTGGTTGCATTTGCAAAAGTACAACAATCAAACAGAGGCTATACAAAACGTGTTGAAAGAGAGGATGGTAATTTGGAAAAGTCAAATAAAAATACTAAATTGAGAGTGAGTCCTTTTCGACATTATGGCACTTCATATTCAAATAGTGACACAATGCAAAAACCTCGTAGTCCTTTTAAAAACATTAGATAATAATATATAACTTCGTCAAAAATATATAAATTATGCCAAAAATATATAATGCCCTACAACTAAAAGCAGGAGCAAAATCAGAGTATAACAGAATGGGTACAATTACCCAACCTGTTCAATTTTTGTTGACAAAAGACAAAGATGTAACATGGGGTGCGTGGAATATGGACTGGCATGAAATGCAAGGACTAAAACAAATTAGACGTAACGCAAGACGTTTAATGAAAAACTACAAACTGGCAAATGGTATTATTGACAAGTCAGATTACATTGTTGAAGAAAACAATGAAATGGCAGAACTAATTGATACTCTAACAAAAGAAGACGAATCTGCGTTTGAGTTAAAGTTCTTTCCTATTATACCTAATGTTATAAATGTACTTACTGGTGAGTTTGCAAAACGTAATGATAAAATTACGTATCGTGCTGTAGATGATACATCATTCAACGAGATGGTTGAAATGAAAAGAAGTATGATTGAAGAAACTCTTGTTAGTTTTGGTGAACAAAAAATGCAACAAACCATTCAACAAATGGGGTTAGATTTGCAGAATCCTGAACAAGCACAACAGGCGCAACAAATGATGTCGCCTGAAAACATAAAATCATTACCTGAAATAGAACAGTTCTTTAAAAAAGATTATCGTTCTATGATTGAGCAATGGGCAGGTCATCAGCATGAAGTTGATGGTGAGCGTTTTAAAATGAATGAACTTGAAAATCTTGCATTTAAAGACATGCTTATTGCAGATAGAGAGTTTTGGCATTTTAACATGCGCGAAGATGATTATGAAATTGAGTTATGGAATCCATTGTTAACATTCTATCATAAGTCTCCAGAAGCAAGATACATATCTCAATCTAACTGGGCGGGTCGTATGGACCTTATGACTATTTCTGACATCATTGATAAGTATGGTTACATGATGAATGAGGAACAACTTGCAGCGCTTGAGGTAATTTATCCAGTAAAATCTGCAGGATACATGCTTCCGGGTGTTCAAAATGATGGATCATTCTATGATGCTACACGTTCTCATGAGTGGAACGTAGAAGGACCATCTCTTGGGATGCGTCAGTTTGTTGCACATAGAGATGCAATCTTAAATACAGGTGATGATATTATCTATAGAATCTTAAACGAGTCTGAAGACTTAATGGACTTTAGTAATTATTCATTATTACGTGTAACAACTGTATACTGGAAATCGCAGCGAATGGTTGGACATCTTACCAGAATTGATGAGCAAGGTGTTCCAATGGAAATGATTGTAGATGAAAACTATAAAGTTACTGATAAACCTTTATATGACAACACTGTACTTAAAAACAAAACAAAAGACAACTTATCATATGGCGAACACATTGATTGGATATGGATCAATCAAACGTGGGGTGGTATCAAAATTGGACCAAATAGACCGTCATTCTATGGTAATAATGACAGCACTGGATTTGCTCCAATATATCTTAATGTACGCCCTGTAAGATTTCAATTTAAAGGAGACTTTACATTATACGGTTGTAAGTTGCCAGTTGAAGGTGCTGTATTCTCAGACAGAAATACTAAGTCACGTTCTCTTATTGATAAAATGAAACCTTATCAAGTAGGGTATAATTTAGTAAATAATCAGATTGCAGACATCTTGGTGGATGAATTAGGAACTGTAATCATGTTAGATCAGAATGCATTACCGCGTCACTCAATGGGTGAAGACTGGGGTAAAAATAATTTAGCTAATGCTTATGTTGCAATGAAGAACTTCCAAATGTTACCATTGGATACTTCTATCACAAACACAGAGAATGCATTAAACTTCCAACATTATCAAGTATTAAACCTTGAGCAAACACAAAGGTTATTATCTCGTATACAGCTTTCTACATATTTTAAAAATCAAGCATTTGAAGCTATTGGTATCACACCTCAGCGTCTTGGTGGACCAACATCTCAAGAAACTGCAACAGGTGTTACTCAAGCATTGAATCAGTCTTTCTCACAAACAGAAATGTACTTTGTACAACATAGTGAAAACTTAATGCCTCGCGTGCATCAGATGCGTACGGATCTTGCACAATACTATCATAGTAACAAACCAAGTATTAGATTGCAGTATATGACTTCCATGGATGAAAAAGTTAATTTTGAAATCAATGGTACTGAATTATTAGCAAGAGAATTAAACGTATTTACTTCTACAAAAGTAAATCAACGTATGATTACTGAACAGATTAGACAACTTGCATTATCTAACAATACTGCTGGTGCATCTATTTATGATCTTGGTAATATTATTAAAGCTGATTCTATGGCAGAGATTACACATACTCTTAAAGCAATTGAAGAGAAAGTTAATGCTCAACGTCAACAAGAACAAGAAGGTCAACAACAAGCAATCCAAATGCAACAACAAGCTGAAACAGAAAGACAAGATAAAAAACTTGCTTTTGAAGCTGAGCAAAATCAATTGGATCGTGACAACAGTATACGCGAAGCTGAAATACGTTCTGCAGGATATACTGGTATGCAAGATATGAATGAGAATAAACAATCTGATTATATTGACACGTTAAAGTATCTTGATGACAAGAATGCAAAAAATGAAAACATTGCATTACAACGTGACAAAGAACTTAACCAACAAGTAAACGAACAACGTAAGGCTAATTTAACACAACAAGAACTTCAGACTCGTGAACGAATTGCTGACAAACAAGTTCAAATTGCAGCAATGAATAAGAATAAATACGACTCTAAATCAGCTGCAAAGAAGAAGTAAAATAGGTTATAGCGTTATAGTCGAAAAAAGTTAAAATTATTTTTGCATAATATTAAATCTTTAAGATTTATTATGTAGATTATATATGAAGAAGAATTGAAATATAACTAACAAAAAAAAACATGAGTACAGACGCGAACAACAACTCGACAGTTGATAATGTAAGTATTGACAACATTGATGACTTTTTACCAATGCCTGGTGCAGAAAGTATTGTAACATCTGATGATGACGAAAATGAAAAACCTAACTTGTTTTCATCTCGTAACAAACCGGTAAACATGGATTTCTTGGATGATGATTCAAAAAAGAAAAACACCAATGAAGATGAAGATACAAGTAATGCAATTGCAGAATTAGATACTGCATTAGAAAATGGTGATGATGATGTTGAAGATACTAAATCAAAACCAGGAAGAAAGAAAACTGATAAAAGCGGATTAGTTGATTTCTTGAAAAAAAGAATTGAAGGTAATGAAATGTTTGCCTTTGATGATTTTGATGATTCGAAACAATCATTAGATGATTATCTTGGAGGTCTTTCTGAGAAAGATGTTGAAGATTTATGGAAAGCAAATGTAGACAACATGAAAAATGAAGTTGCTGCTGCTACACCAAAAGAGTTCTTTGAAAGTTTACCTGAAGAATTACAATATGCTGCAGAGTATGTTGCTAAAGGTGGACAAGATTTAAAAGGTTTATTTAGAGCACTTGCACAAGTTGAAGAAGTTAGAACACTTGACGCACGTCAGCCAGAACACCAGGAAATAATTGTTAGACAATATCTACAAGCATCTGGTTTTGGAGGAGGTGATCAAGAACTAATCGAAGAGCAAATTCAAGAATGGTTTGACAATGGTAATTTGCAAAAGAAAGCAATTCAGTTTCAACCTAAATTGAGTGACATGCAAGAAGAAGTTGTACAAGCAAAACTTGCACAACAAGAACAATTTAAACAACAACAACAACAAAAGAAAGAAGCGTATATGCAAAACATATATGAAACTTTAAAGCCTTCTGAGTTGAATGGTGTTAAAATAGACGGTAAAAGACAAAAGATGTTGTGGGATGAATTGACCACAGTAAAATATGAAAGTCTTACTGGTAGACCAACTAACTTGCTTGGTAAACTATTAGAAGATTATCAATTTGGTCAAAAACCAAGATATGATTTAATTGCTGAAACATTATGGTTACTTTCTGATCCAGATGATTATAAAGAAAACATTAGAAAGCAAGCGAAAAATGAAGTTGTGCAAGACACAGTTAAAAAATTAAAAACAGAAGAAGCACGTAAATTGTCTTCTTATGTTAAAGAAGATGAAGTTGATGAAAGAACAGCTTCAAAAAGATTGAGTAAACCTCAAAACATATTTAGTAGACGATAATTAACAATAAATAATATTAACCTTAAATTACTTTAATTACAATGGCAACACCTGTTTTAAACAACGGTCTCTTCTTGCGTGACACAACTTACAAGGTAAGTTCGCATGTAGACTCCTACCATTTGCAGAACATGCTTAAAACCTCAGAACCTATGGATTTAGGTCCTGTAGATCTTTGGGCAATGACGCAAAAGGTAGAAATGCCTCTTTATCAGATGGCATCTTTTGGTGGTAAGAACACCATAATGGTAGATAATGCTCGTGGAGAGTACAAATGGCAAACGCCAATCGTACAAGATCTTCCGTACATTGTTGAAGACGTTGAACCTACTCAGACTGCTTTAGGAGCTGACGGAGTTTTGTTCAAAATCAAAATTAACAGACGTATGTTTGGATCTGGTGATATCATCACTTATGACAAATATAAAGGTCTTGAACTTTACATTGTGCCTTCAGAGGACATTCTTCCAACAGGAGATGGTTTCATCTATACAGTACAATTAGTAAACAACAGTAACACTGCTACTTTAGATAAAAAGTTTCTTAAGCCAGGTACTAAATTCTTCAGAAAAGGTTCTGCAAGAGGTGAGTATGGCGAAAGATTCTCTGACATCGGAGAATTGCAAAATGGTTTCCGTGAGTATTACAACTTCGTAGGAGGTGCTGAAGCTCACGTACACTATTCTATTTCGTCTCGTGCTGACATGATGATGAAAGGTGGATTAAATGCAGACGGTACAGTTCCTGTAACTGAAATCTGGAGATCATTTGATAAAAACCTTGATCCATCTATCACTAAGATTGATGACATGGTAAAAACAATGGGTAAAGATTGGATCAAAAAATCATATGATAATGGTAATTTGACTCGTTCATTCGTTACTAACTTAGAAGCAGCTCACTTATCAAAAGTTGCAAATGACATCGAAACTTACTTAATGTGGGGACAAGGTGGTAGAATTAAACAAGATGGTCCAGATGATATTCGTTTATCAGTAGGACTTTGGTCTCAATTAGATAACTCATTCAAGAGAATCTATAACAAGAACACATTCAACTTAGAGTTGTTCCGTTCTGAGATCTTTAACTTCTACAATGGTAAAGTTGAATTCAAAGGACCAGATCCA